TAGCTCTCAAAATACGAGCACACAAGTTCACGCAGAAAGTTGCATCCATTAAGATAGTTGCATCATCTTCATTGTCAAAAAATAAGTTTTCGATAAGTATAGCAGGCATTGAGGTGTATGTCAATACGTGATAGTTTGCAGATCTCACTGGCTGTCTGCCTGGTACTCCATACTCCTCGCACAAAGGCAGCACTTGCCTAGATACTTCTTGCGCTATTGCGTTGCCTGTTGAGCTGTTTGGGTGGTGGTAAACAGTCCAACCCCTAGCAGAGCCGTTGAAGGCATCAGAGTGAAAAGATATATAGATACTTTCAGCATTGAGAGTGCTCGCAATGTGATTGGCTAAGTTCGTGCGCGTGCTTAGACTGGTATCTTCACTAGGATGATAAACGGGAATACATAAAAAGCCCATTCTTGAGGCTTGAGCCATGAACTCCGCTGCTATCTTTCTGTTGCTCACTCCCTCATAAAACCAACCATTCTCATGGAATCCTTGCTCAAATTTGTGTTGTTTGCTTGGTGCTGTTGTGTAGATGCCGCTTGCATCAATTCCACCATGCCCAGCGTCAATAAATAGAACTTTATCTCTCATTTATTAGTATTTGCGTCCTTCTGCAAAAAAGCAGTCATTCCAGACAGTTATTTGATTAACATAAAAGTCACCATTATCATCAACATTGACAATGGCAAAACCGTTCGCCCAGTTTCTGCGAGTCATTCTGGGCATATATCCAAAAGCTTTGTTTTTGATGTCGAATAGACCGCCAATATTAAAGGCAGCTTTATTCCCTAAATGATAGGATTGGATTCGGTGGGTATGTCCAAACATCACAGATCTTCCATTCTGGTCAAGATGCTTGGCAGCTACATGCTTATTGTGATAGGTCCCGTGACATATATCAAGATGCTCGCCCAATGTAAAAAAGTCATCTTTCCAGTTCGTTTTCACTTCCCATCCATTCTCTTGCAAGCGTAGTGCTTCAATCGGATCTCTCAGAGCAGACCCAAATTTTTTATGGTCACGGCTGTTCATGGTGCGGAAATATCTATCTTCATGGTTGCCATATAAAAACAGCTTTTTGCATCCTTCAGGGAGCACGCTCTGCAACTCAATCAATCCATTTAGGCCATCCTCGTACTCATAGCCTAGATCAATGCCCTCAAGCAGTCCTAAGCTCATAGAGTTGTAACTGCCTAGAGTATAGAGATCAAGATAGTCGCCTGCTAATACAACCCCATGCAAGTCCGTTCCCATGTCTTTGATGAGTCGGAGAACTTTGGACCATAGAGCTTGACTGTGAAAAGGTCTGTGGATGTCACTTAAAACAATCCACTTTTGCCCTTTGGATAAGTGTCCCATCTTTTTGCATGATGGCAACTGGCCTAAAATTTCTAAACTCTGGCTGAGGCCTAGGGCTCTGATCTTTTGTGCTAAGAGCTTGCCAATGAGCTCCTGCTCCTCTGTGTGTATCTCTCCCAATCTCGGTCTGAATTCTTTGGAAATCATATTTTATATTTATAAGACAATAGGAGATAAACATCATCCCCATCACTGCCAAATGCAAAAAACTAGCTGTTTTTGTATCTCTCAAGTTCATCCTCTAAAGCTTTTATTTTTTTACTACAATTATGCTCTTTGTATGCTTGGATCTTATCCACTACATACATCACAACCAACCACAAAAGAGTGCAGACTGCTAAAGCTGTCATTGATATAGTGAATATTTTTAGCCATAAAATACTGGGCTCTATCATTTTTTTTGCTTGTTCTCATAGTTCTACAATAGTCCCTCCTCTTTTGCTGACTTGATGCAGTGATTGGGATCAATTTTATCTAGTATTGCACAAATTAGCCAGCCAAATGATGTCAGACTCCCATTGTGCTCATTTACTCCTAAAACTGCACTTATTGAGTGATCTGGATGTCCAAACTTAAAACCACTCTCAAAGATAAGTAAATCATTGAACAGCTTGCCACAAATAGCGTTGCCCGTTTGATCTATACTAAAAGCAACCCTATACAGATAACGCCCTCGGCTCGGCTTAAACATAGCATAAAACAAGCCAATAGGAGCAAGCAAGTACAACAAAAATACTGCAATGATAAAAAGAATCAATCCTCTCATTAGTAGTTTTCATTGACGTAATTATCTAAAATACTTTGAATGTCGTCTTTCATGGTCTGATCATAGATACCCGACAAAGATAGATTTTGATTTTCATTTTGAGCGGTCAACCACCACCCATTATTCAAGTCAGCATAGATCTGCCCTATGTGACTCTCAAGAGCAAAAGCCTCAGCCTCTGTGTAGACTCCATTGATAATGTCAATGTATAAGTCCGCTGTGAAGTCAATGACAAAGTTTTGCCCATCGGTCTGCCTTTTGTTGTACTCTATCAAATACAGCCTTTTTATCTCAACTGGATCAGTGATCTCTGTGAACCCTGTTGGTGCTGTGAGCTCAAAGCAGATTGCAGGGATCTGCTGCCCATCTTCTTTGTAAAATTTTCTAGCCATTATCCTACTCTATTTAAGGGCCTCCATCTTTGGCTTATGTGATCGTACCAAAAGGCAGCGGTCTCATTGTCCTTGATGGATTTGTTTGCATTATCTCTCAATAGTATCCTGTTTTCTGGAAGACTCAAAACGCTATTGTTTAAGAATCTCAAATCGTCACCAGTCCCGTTGATGTTATTTATATAGATAATCCTATTAACACCAAGAGGAGGCGCAACAAAGCCAGATATTGAGCGATTGTTTGAATTTATATCCTGTCGGATCATGTTGGCAGTTGCAAACCCAGGGGGGTTGTAGTTGTTTGCTGTTGCCGTTAGGATTGGGGGTGTGATGATTGAGCCAGTTATCTGCTCGATGCCTGTCTCATTCGCTTTATCATAGACGTCTAGCTGCAAGTTGCTTGGGTCGTATATACTAGCAAGCATGTCCCCAACTCCACCAGCTAAACTAATTGTCAAGTCATCAGCTCCTGCAGTTAGATTCAATGGAGGAGTGACAACGATGCTCTTAAATTGCAAGTCAACTCCTACCTTCTGCTTGAATACTCCTGCTCCTGCTCCCACGTTGCTTGCAGTGTTGGCTTCTCCACCTCCACCGCCTCCACTAGGGCAGCATTTATCTAAGAATGCGTTTAACGCTCCAAAGGTCCCCAAATAAGTGCCTGAGTAAGGAGAGCCCGAACTATCAAGTATCAGATTGAAATCTAATATATCAGCGATTGCCTCATTTGTACTCAATCGCACAAAAGAAAAGCCCTCTGTCCCAAATGGCCTCACTCGTACATTGCCAAAGGGCTCGGATGCAATTGGGATGTCTGCATCTGTTGTGATGGCTATCATAGTGCCATCCTCATAGATTTTGATACTGTTTAGTTTTGCCATCTTTATTTTTTAAAAGGGCAGGGGGTTAGCCTGCCCGTCCTTTTAGCGGTAGCGAATCGGCACAAAAGAACCTTTATTTATAAGCTATCAATATAGCTCTGTATCTTTAAAACATCCAAGTCCCTGCGAGCGGTTGTGTAAACTCTAGCAAGAGGAGTCACTAAGGACTGTAGAAAACCAATCATCTCAAGGACAGCTCCTGCATCAACTAAAGCCTTCAAAGTCCCTAGAGTAGATATGAGCTGCTGTGACTCTTCTGGAGTGATCTCTGCATCTCTATTCCCTTGGACAAAACTGTCATACAAGTCTTTGCTAAATCTCATATCATCAGCCAGAGTCCTAGTGAATGGAGGGAAGTCTTGCACATTTTCAAGAGTAGCAATAAATCCCACCCCTAAACTATCAGCATAGGCCTGCGCAAGCTCTAAAGTATCAAAGTTCTTATATCTTGCAATGTTGTCTTTTTCTATTTTATAACTTGGCATCTATCCTATTTTTTTAATGATTAAGGAGCTGAAATTGCACTGTGCTGTGGTTGCTGCTGTGAATCTTCTAAACTGTGCTTCGATTAAAACAGAACCCCCACCATGAACATAGATAAATCTATTCAGAATTTGCTTTGCTTGATTAAGCTGAAATATTTGACCTTTTATCTGACTTGGATCAATTGCAGCAGAGTCGAACCTTATTCCATTCTGTAAACTTCCTGCAGCCCCTTGGATTTGTAGCTCTTGATAGCTGTCTATTTGATAAGTACCTGCTGCTAGTTCTCCATTAAATGAGTGACGAGTCAGCCAAATTGCATTTGTCAAGTCGCTTGAGATGTCCTGCTCTTGGAATATTATCTCAGCAGAATCCCCACCACCTCCCTGCTTAAAATTTAAAAAAGCATTTAAAGCAGTAGTCACAGCAGCTTGACTCACCCCATAAGGAGAGCCGCCTGCATCAAGTACATCGTCAAAGTCTTTGACTGAACAGATGACAGTTTCCTGCACTACGTCAGTGAAGATAAAACCATTGCCTTGAAGTACAATGTCTACTCTGCCCGTTGGAGTTGCTCTAGTGAAGAACTCCGGATCATCTGATTCAAAGCGCAGCATTGTGCCATCTAAATAGATTTTTACAGTATCTAGTACCATATTGGTAGTGTTGAGTTGTTTTGAAATTTATTTATATTTTCTTTGCAGTCATCACAGAAGTCTTCTGGCTTGTATCCGTAGACTGTATATTTATCTTGATTCTCGCAGAGATAGTCCTGGACCTCTTTAGTGAGAAAGTTAATATTGTCCTTTAGCCTGTCAGCTAGGTATCGCATTTCATTCCCTTGTGCTGCATTTGCGTTCAAGCTCGTAGGTGTTTGAACTCCCATGCTCGTCATTTGAAAATGCGTGTGAGGCAGTGCCTCGTTGAGCAATGCCCATGCAATCAAGTTGAAGAGCTTGCCCTGAATAAATAGCGCCTCAAGATCTGGATCACTGGGAAACATGATTTGAAACGGTGGATAGGCAGCATTGTAGCTCACATCATTGGGAGTCCTATTGTCTTTTAGTGACTGGAAAAACTCCTTACCAATGATATCGCGGATATATTTGCTTTCTGCTAGATCAATGTAGGGACCTAATAAAGTAGGATCATATTGGGTGTCAACTGGTGCAACTCTCAAAAAGCCACCAGTCACAATCTCCCTAGCTCTGATAAAAGTATCCATTATTTGTTGCGTTTAAACCAGTTAAAAAATCGTTGCATCATGTTCACCTGCTGCTCATCATCGAGTTCAATCATCTCCTCTGCTCTTATCTCATCGTTTGACTCGTATCCTATAAGCTCGCGCCCCTCGTTAACAGATAGCAACTTATTGACATCAAGATCACCCTTGTAAGATACTGGAATGATATTCCTAAACCCTAGCTCTACATCTTTAAGCCATGGTTTATCTTCATACTCTGCAACCGTATCAAGGTAAGGCTTGACAATTTTACGCATAACAGCCTGTTGAATCTCAAAGATCTCCGTATTGTACAAAAGTTCAAACTCTGAGCGCAGCTGTTGATTGCTTCCCAGTTGCCCCGGAGTAGCTTGCACCAATGACAAAGGCACGCCCATGCCAATTGCAATAAATTCCTTGCAAAGGCTCGCAAGCTCCATGAAAAACCCTTGATAAGACTGCTCAAATGGTGTGAACTTAGTGACTAGGTCGGGATTTTCTGAGATCTGAAAGATCACTTTGAAATCGTTTTCCGTTCCTGTCATCTTCTGTCTCATGTCATGGATATAGGCCTGCTTTTGCTCGTCGGTCAAGTCTCCAAACATCTGCAAGATACCAGATGGAGTCAATCCATTCTGAAACTTGCTGACGTTAAATTTAGCTATTCTATATTCAAGCTCTACCCAGTGCTTTGATCCGATCCAATCTGGCAAGCCCCAAAAATAAAATTCAGGACTATACTGTTTTGCATGGAGCATTGAGCTCTTAATTGATACCTCATTCTCATCCTGCTCATCTTCATACAATCCGTCTTCATTCTCATGATAGCTCATGATTGCCTCATCGTCAAAACTTGGATAGGATGGGATATTATGCACATAACTAGGGATATGTTGCTGCTCTGCTGCTGCAATCCTCTCCTCTTTATTTAAGTTTGCATAGCTATTGTTTAGTATATAGGGTATAGTTCCCCAGTCTTGAGAGATACCATAAAAGCGAGTCTTTAGGTCTCTTGATCTGTAAGGCCTTACAAAGTTGGTATGTTGATGGGTCAGATATACAATATTATCATCCATTGCAGGGATGACATCCAACTGCCCAAAACAGTTACCGAACTGCTTATAGTCGTAGGCTGATTTTCTGCAGATCTCAAGAACGTTGTCCCCATCATGATTGACGCGGCTCAATATCTCATATAGCTCATTCTTTTGCTCGTCTGTCAGATCAATTGCAACCTCTTCGCCTAAGATATTGCGCTTATCCTTAATGATAAACCCTTGACCAATGGTATAGGTAGCAAGTTTGTTGATAACTGCTTGAGCGGTTGATGAGTTCTGGACCAAAGCATTGAGATGCTCTAGCTCTCCCACTTCAATAAATGGGATATAATCATAGACATCAAAAGCAGCCCTGTAAGTCTCTGACTGTTCTCGATAGATGTCTTGCGGACGTACGACAGAATCTATGCGCCCAGATGACACATAGAAACTGTTATACGTTTGACTTTTAAATCGTTGTGGGTTGCGCTGTCTGTCTGACATTTAGCTAGTTTTTTTAGTCCTCTTTATCTTCTTTTTTGATCTTTGGCTTTTTAACCTTTGGAGCGGCATCTTTTACCAACTCCCTAAGCTCATCAACCGAGTGATCGAATAAGCTCTCAAGCGTCTTGTAGTTGCGAGGGTTTTGGAGAGTGCGCTCGATATAGAACTTTAGCTCGTCTTGAGTCCAGTCCTTTAGCTCTTTGTCTGTTAGCTGAGTCTTGCCTCTCATTGTTTTGGTTGCCATCTTAATGATGCACTTCTCAAATTTCTTGCTTACTGTTATCATCTTTTGAAAATTTTAAAAACAGCCCCCTGGAGAGGAGGCTGCTGTAATATACTGAAAAAACCAATTAAGGCGCTGGAGTAATCGGTACGCCTGCCGCTCCTGGAGTAAATGTTGTCTTCAATCCGTCTAAAGTCGTAGTACATACGATCTGCAAAGTGAACTGGTTAGGGTCAGTCAAGTTTGCACCAGTTACAGTCTGAGTACCAGAACCCAAACGAGCATATAAGTCTTCAAGGTAGCCCCAAGTCACAGTTTCACCACTGTTCTCCTCATGGATAACAACGATACCACAACAAGACTGCTTGCCTAGTTCAAGCAATAAGTCGCGCACATCTTGATCCCAACAGCCACCAATCCCCTCAAATGTCTGTACTACTGACTGAGTACAACCATCATCAGACACCTGCACATCCTCTGTGAGCTGCTTAGTGTTGACCTTCAACTTGATCTCATAAAAATTAGTACCTGAAGCCATGACATAACTGTCAACTTCACCATTAGCTCCAAACGTGATGCTTGTGATGTCATCCTCATTTGCAACCCATAAGCGACGAATACCACCGGGACAAGTTTTTGAACAGTCCTGACCGGCAAAGCCTTTAGTAATAGATCCCATTTATTTTGAGTTTATTAAATTCTAAAATAGTGGATGGGGAGCAGTGCCCCCCTTCCTTTTTCTTACTTACCTACAGAAATCAACTGAGGGAACACAAAGTTTGTATCAATCACATAGCTGTAATCTACATACAACACACGAGTGCGAGGCTCAAGATACTGACGGAAATAAGTGTTAGCATTTGCATTTGCAGTCATGTCCGTTGCTAGTACCAAGTTGTTTAGCGGAGTGTAGATGATGAAGTTTGCATTGTCTTCAGCGAAGTCTGCAGATTGGATCTGATCCCAACGATCTTGAACAACGATAGGCACACCGCGATAAGTTGCAGCGATACCTGCTTGAGGCTCATTGAATACGTTGATAAAGCCATTGCTCAAAGCGTTGTCCTCTAGGTAGTCGATGATCTTCAACCACATGTTACCAGAGATGTAGATACGTTTCTGGTTAGCAGGGATTTGACGCAATTCAGCAGGAGCATCACGGAATACATCACGCAAGAAGTTGAACGCTTGAGCGTTTGTGATGTCAGTACCACTCTGAGTATCTACAACGTTCCCGATAGTTCCATCAAGGATGACAGGCTCTAAGCGAGTCCAGATACCATCTGCCCAGTTGTAGTCTGCATCTGTGCTGTTTGAATCTCCAAACCATGCAACGCGCTCCATGTCACGACGAGCAGCAATGCTCATCTGAGTGAAGATAAGATCAAGCAATTCTCTGCGGATCTGGCGATTGTTCATAGTTGTGAACAATGGTGCAAGGTAATCATAGTGAGTGTTAACTAGCTCCTCATAGCACCACTCAAGACCACCTTGAGCATACTTCACTTCAATAGTACGCTCAGACAAAGAGAATTTGCCAGGATACTGAGGGTTGCAATGTTGTTTTTTGCGAGTGATCTTGTCAAGCTGCTCCATCAAACCAAGATTCATCTTGCCTGCGTGCAAATTAGAGATAACTCTAAAAGTGTTGCGCAAGCTGTCATCTGTGATGGTAGGCTGCAAAAAGATGTCAATTGTTTGCTGTTTATTCAAGTCTAAATTTAGACTTATATTAGTAACTGCCATTTTGTTTGTATTTTAAAATGAGGGAGTCCCTCCCAGACTCCCCTCGAATTTTCAAAAATGATGATTAAGCCACAACAACTACGACCTCAGCAAAAGATCCCTTTGCTTGTCCTTCTGTTGTGAACTCTACTTTGTAAGTGTATGAGCCTGGGGCTAATGTTCCAGCGTCAACAAATTGAGCCGTACCATCTGCACCGATTGTTCCAGTTCCTGCGCTTACTCCGTTCTGGAAGACTTCAAAGTCTAAACCTACAGCAGAGATTGCAGTGATGTCAACAGCTACTTGATCTGGTCCAGTAGTGTAAGCAGCAGCCAAGTCGATCTGAATACCAGAAATATTGGTATCTAAGAATAGAGCTGTGTCAACTGTTACGCCTGCTGTGAAGCTTCCAACGTCAACCAATGCCTCATAAGACAAAGTTCTGTTGTTGTCGTCAAGACTTACGCCTGCTTTCTCACGGTAGATGATACCGATAGCAATTGGCAAGTTGTTGTTGTAGCTCAGGTCAAGTCCTGAAGTATCTAAAGACTCTGCGCCTGTTGGCCCTACATAGTCAAGGATTGCTTGCTCTCCCTTTGCGTTTGATACTACAAAGTTGCAAATCTCGTACTGGTCAAAATCTCCACTAGTGAGCTCAAAGTCTACTGATGCACCTCCTGCGGCAACAACTGCCGTGAATGTTGGGAAACGCTCTGCATGGAATCCATAAGGATCAAGACCACGCAATTGCAATGCACCACTGAAAGACTTGACACCTGGATTGACGCGTCTTTTTTGTTGCTGTTTTTGATTAATGATATTCATTAGTCTGATTTTTTGCTTTTAAAAAAATAGTTTTCTGACTACTTACCAAAGTAAGAGCCTAACCCTTCAACAATCGCATTGGCAAAACCATCGTTTTTGTTTGTGATCTCGTCAAGAGTGCGGTCGCGGTTAGTTGTTTGGATCTCTTTAGACTTGTTTTTCAAGCCTTGAGTCTTAGACTTGTGCGCTTGTGCTTTCATGCGAGCAAGCTCCTCCTTGAGTTGCTTGATCTCATCAGCAGAGGCAGTCTGCTCAACTGATACCTCAGCTTTTGCATCTTCCTTCTCTTCGTACATGTCCTCTTCTTCTTTTTCTTTCATGCCCATAGACTCAGCCATAGCAAGCAAGTCCTCCTTTGTCATCTCATCCTCTTGCTCTTCTTTCTCCATCTCAACCTCGACAAGTTCAAGACCCATCTCCTCAGCCATTTTCATGAGCTCTTCCTTGGTCATATTTTCCTTTTTCATTTCGTCTGTTTTGTTTTCAATAATTGAATCCTCTTTTTTATCCTCATCCTCACACATCGCTTCCGCTTCGGCTTTTTGGCCTGTAAAGAATGCTTTCATGTGATTCATGAACTTAGATAAAAAGCTTTTTGTCTCCTCAGCTTCAACTGGGAGCGCTGTATCTTGTTGCTCTTGCATCTCAAAAGTTTTTATATAGTTGGTAAATTGTGCAGGAGTGTTCTTGCAGTTCTTGGCCATAGCTGCAAAGCTTCTAGCTGTGCGCTCATTCATATAGTCACCCTCTGCAATTGCATCAGCGAGTCCAACATTGACAGCCTCCTGCGCACTAAACCACTTCTCTTCTGCCATCCATGCTCTAACTTGTGCCGCTGTCTCTTCTCTGCTGCCGTTGATGAGTTTACCATTGGACTCAATAAGGTCGATATAATTAGAGACAATACGATCATCCATAGTGTCCAAGATCTTTGCCTCACTTCTCAAGTCTTCAGCAGTTCCACCGATGCCGCTTGATGGCTTGTGGATCATGAAAAAAGCGTTTTTAGTTAGCTTCCTTTTGCCAGGAGTACCAGCTGAAAAGATCATCGTCGCAATACTGCCCACGATACCTGTCCCTATGATCTCCACCTCAGCACCATGAGCGGCAAGCATGTCAGCCATTGCAAAACCTTCGATAACTGAGCCGCCTGGACTCTTCAGGATAAGCTTAAGCTCTTCACCTTTGCCAATCTGTGCCTTAATATCTTCCATGCTCATCATCTCCTCACCCGTCCAAGGATCAACCCCTTGCCCAACTGGCTTATCAAGATAGAGCTCGACTTTATTTTCTTGTTGTTGTTTTTCCACTTGCTCAACTTTACGGATAGCCCAATTAACTCCCTCAGTGCCTCCCCATGCGTCCCACATGATGCGGCCGCAATTAGCTTGGCCGTCTGCATCTTCATAGGGATCATCTTTGTACTGCTCGAATCGCTGAAAGTTAGCCATACGCTTTACAGTATCGAATGAAATAGGCTTGCGGTCTGCTAGTTGACGAGCGCGAACCCATCCAACTTGCGTACCACAGCCGCCCTTATCATCGTTTTCCTCCTTGTAATCAATGGCTCTTTGAGCGTTGTTGCTCGCTGCCTTTGGGTAGTCGTCGAAGCTTTCCATTAAAACAATTGTTTACATCAATAATACACCAAAAAACGCCTCAAATACTGCACGAGGCTGCACTAAATAGAAAAACGTCTTTTGTGCACTAGCTGCCACATCACGCGGACAGATATATCATACTTTGCAGACAGTTGATGCACGAGGCTTGTCTTAGTCTGCTCGTTGTAATTTTCAAAAAACTCCTTTACAGCTAAATACTGACGCAATCGGCTAGGCTCTAGCAGTTTGGAGTCAACTAGATATTCTGCAATATTCTCAACTGTCAAGTATTTGCCCTGAAGCGCATCGCATAAGGCCTCAGTAAGTTCTTGTTTAAGCTTGTCCTGCATTCTCGTCCAATTTAATCCCAAATTTCTCAAAAGTTTGTGCTGCCAAAAATAGTCTGTGCTTGACTTGTTGCATACAATATCCACAGTTTTGCGTACCACTCCACCCCCTAGCTAAGTAGGTGCGATATAATTCAAACAGATAATTTGTGTACTCATGGTTTTTGATGAGCTTCATAGTTTTGCGAAACCAGGGAAGCATCTCGATAAGTTTCTCACGATGCTCCACTGGTATGCGGTAAAAAGATTCTTCTAGCTTATTCATTATCTAATAATTGTACGTTTCTCGATTCGCTCTTGATTGTCTCTATCTTCATCCAAGTCATCTGTCACCAGTATTACTTTCTGTGAGTTGATGACGCCTGCCAAAGTCCCTGCAAGGGCTTGCACTGAGTCAGCTTGTACTGTGTTGATGTTTGTCACGCTTGGAACTGGAGACACACCACCAATAAACCCACCACTTGCAAACTTCTGGGAGTTGATGCGAGCTAATAAAGGCAAGTTTTTAGCCGTTGCACGTTTGTTGACAATAAACTCACCACCTTCAGCCTCAAATCCTACTTGGCCACCTACAGCAAACTTGACACCGCCCTGCGAGTGTGATGGTCCTTGAATGATACCACCATCTTGGAACTTCTTAGATGCTATCGCTGCCGTATTTGCCGCGCTCAATGCTGTGACTACTGCAACACTTGGCAAGTTTAGAGGGAAGCCCGGAGGCGCTGCCGCTGCTCTAGTGATAGCCAAAAGACCTTGGATGATGCTCTCAGTAACTGCAATGCGTTGGTCTCTCTTAGCTGCTCGCTCTGCAAGATTCTCCTGCTGCTTTTCTAGTTGCTGTTGTGTGTTGATCTCATTGGCTGCTTGCTGTTCTAAAAACTTTTTGCGGAGTCCTGTTGCATTTTCGGCCTCTGCTTCAAGTTGTGCCTGTCTCTCTTGTGATCGCTCTAAGGACTTTGTGAGCTGCTCCTCTTGTCTTGAGTCTAAAGCATCAAGGACATTGTCAACCGCTGTCAATCCTTTGCCTACAATGTCAGCAACTTTCGAGATGTCTGCAATAATTCGCTTAAGCCTTTCATCTCCTTCAACCCTTGCATTTTCTGTCTGCTGTCTTTCTAAATCACTAAGCTGAGTATTTAACTGTTGCCTAGCTTGCAGGATAGCATCATACTCCTCTTGCTTAATCTTGACGCCTGCTGCTGCCTCTGATTCGAGAAAAGCCTGCTGATCGTCTAAGGCTTGCAACTTATTCCTAACATCAAGGATCTGGTCTATAATCTTGCGCTCTGCTTCTACTCTGATCGCTTCTTGTCTTGCTGCTGCATCCTCCTCCTGAATAAGTAGGCGATTAAGCGACTCCTGCGCTTTTAGCTCTCTTTGTCTAGCTTGTAGATCTATAAATGCAAGCTCTTCGTTGAGTGCTTGATCTCTGAATGCTCGCAAGTCAGCAGCTGCTTTCTTGGCTTTCTCGATCTCCTTAGCATTGATCTCATCCTGCAACGCTTCCAACTCTTTAGCCTCTTCAGCTCTTAAGTTTAGAATAATGTTAGACGTCTGTTGCTCGATCTTGATAAAATCCTTTTGAAAGTCTTGTCTTGACTGTAGCACCTCCTTGCTCTTTTTGCCAAATATCTTGATGAGCTCATCCTCTCTCTTTGCTTGCTCCTCAAGGAGTTTCTTGTTGCCATCTTCAACCGCTTGCACTTGTCTGTCAAAACTTACTTTGATCTCCTCCTCTCTGCGCTTGCTCTCATCCTCGATGGCCTTGATGCGTTGGTCTAACAACTTAGCAGATAGATCTGCCAGTAGTGCAGCTCTTTGTTTTTCCTTAGCAAGTTCCTCCTGTGCAAATTTGTCGCGAGCCTTTTGCAACTCCTGTTCGGCTTTGATGGCTGCATCTCTTTGCTTCTTTGCTGCCTCTGCGTCTCTTTTAGTTTTAGCCTGTAAAGCTTTCAAGTCTGCAACTTTCTCCTGCTCTAATCGTGCCGCCTCTGCTTGGTCGGCTGCTTTTCTCCTTGCCTCTTCAAATGCTTTACCATAAGCATCTCCAACACTAGCACCATCAGCAATCAACTCCTTTCTCCTTTTCCTTAGTTCTTCAATCTGTGCTTTTGCTGCGCTTGAGAATATCCCTTTGACCTTTGCAGCAAATATCTGGGCATCAATAAACGTCGCCTCAAAGAAGTTCACAAAGTTAGTCCCTAGCTGCTTGAGTGCTGCAACTACTCCAGCAAATATAAAAGGCAGATCTGTGAAGACTTGCCGAACCTTAGCAACTTGGTCGAATATAAACGCAAATAGTTTTTGTAATAGGGGGACGTTCTCAATCAAGTCAGTGATCCCATCAACTACAAACGTGATGCCATCAGCTACAAACTGGAGAACGCCTGCAAGCCTCTCAAATGTACCAGATATTAAGCTGCTAATTGTCACAGCCTCCTCACCTTCTTTCCGGAATGATGCAAAAGCCTTAAACAATCGACCAACCGCCTCGCCTGCTCGTTGAAATGCAGACACCACTGGTCTAAAAATATCAATAAGATCAGCTAAGACTTTGAAGAGCACAGCTTGAACGGTTGCAGATATGCTCTTGAATGTATCTGTCACACCCTGCAAGCGTTTTGCTACTTCTACTTGACTCGCTGCAAGTTCCTTATTTCTAGCTAATAGGTCAGCATTGCGCTCGCTGAAATCAGTGACCGCTCCACTGGCATCCTCAAAAGCTTCAGGATACTGCTCGATAGTACTTAGAAACTCCTCATTATTAGCAACACCCTCGACAAGTTTGCCCTCGATTTTAGTCAACGCCTCATCGAATCCGATGCCTAGCTGATCGGCTAATGCTCGCGCACTCTTTGCAATCTGCTCACTATCTACAGCAAAGGTCTCACTCAATGCTGTTGTCTGGGCTGTTAGTTTTTCCAACTCTTCACCAGATACCTCGCCAAATCCTGCAACCGCTTGAGTAGTCTCATTGATTTTGCCAATGAACTCATCCAACTGCTTGACAGCTTTTGCAATAAATTTAGCCGCTTGGAATGCAGCGAACCCAGCGAGCAACGTCTTGCCAAAAATATTGAGTTTACCGTTGGCATTAGTCACGGCCTTAGATATACGTCTGAACCCAGGCACAAGATTGTCAAGTGCTTTGGTGTAGTTTCCGACATTGCGCTGATTTTGACCAATAGACTTGTCAATACCTTTCAGCTCAGTGTCTAGTTTTTGTATGCGTTGCGTCAAATCCTGCCCTATCTTCCCTTTTCGCTCCTCCTCTGATAGATTTTTAAAGGACTTTCTAGCTGCTTTTAGCTGTTCGTTGAGATCAAAATATGAGCCCTTTTTGAACTTCGCTGTATTTGCTTGCTTGATAAAATCCCTCTGCTCTTTTCTTGCTCCTTTTAACTGCTCGTTGGTATCTGCAACCGCATTGCGTAAATTGATATACTCCTTTTCTGCAACTGCAAGCTGCTTGTTGAGTGCTTCAACCTCTTCCGCATTATCTGACTCAGAGATCTGCTTGTTGAGTGCTTCAATCTCCTTCTCAAGATCTTTGGCAGCAGTCTTGGAAGCCTTCAGCTCCTGCTCTAGCTTTACCACCTCTTGAGTGATGGTGCTGAGTCCTTCTATCTCAATTTTTAATCCTACTGTCTTAGCCATAAGTCAAAAAAGTTTGTTTATCCCATTCACAAAAAAATACAATGCAGTCCTCTGATGCCATTGCAAGTCCTCCTTTTATTAACCTTGCAGCGGTTGCTTTTTGTTCTGCAGATAGTTCTTTTTTAGATATTTTGCTCATATTTTATCCTTTTTTTCCCTGCTTCAATAGCTCTTCCCATGCAATATTGTGATACTTTGGCTAGTCTGTCAAATTCCCTTTTATACTCAAGAACAGAGTCCCCTACTTTTAAAGTATAAAGTTTTTCATCTGCTAAAACTGAAACCTCAAGCCACATTATCTCGTGCTTGCCTAAGTTTTTTAACCTGTCTAAAACTGTTTTTGCATTCATTTTATCTGTATATTTTTAGTCCACAAGTGTAGCCTTGCCATTGATTAGAGTGTTGTTGATTGCGTCTGCATCTTCTTGCTCAGGCAATTGATCTAATAATAAAACGGTCTTTGTGGGTGTCTCTAGTAGTGGTCTGTATCCATCGACCTCGCTCAGTACATACTCGCGACCATCGAAATAGATGCGATCTCTGAAAGTTAGTGCTGAAATCTTCAATATATCCCAAAAATAAAACGCCTCCAATCGCTTGCCAATCCGCTTGCGTGCAAAGTCCTGCAAGTGGAATGATCGCAAAAGACCTGGGACCTCAATATCATTGACTAACTCATTAGCAAATGAGATACTGAAATCTGTTGCATCTTGATAGTTGACCATAAAACTCAGAGGATAGCCAAAGTTCCCAAAGGCATCCCAACGGATATTTGCATCTCTAAAAGGTCTAAAACCACCAAAGTACAAAATGCGAGGAGTCACCTCATAATTTGCCTCACTGGCTGTGGGATCTTCTATGTAGTTTTGTGGATAGATGAGAGGCACTTGCACAGATCTTTGACTGTCATCTGCTGTGATGTCTCGATCTAGCTCACAAATAGTCTTTGCAAAATAGCTCAACTCTCTGACCTCTGTTGTGTCGTTGAATCGGTTATCTGGTAGGATGTATTGAGCTGTATAGATCCCAAGGGATTGATTGACCTCAAGAAACTCCTCAGTCTCTCCCTCTGTAATGTATTGAAGTTGCGTGATCTTTGGCACGTTCACCTCATTATACAACTCTGACTCTCTGCTTAGGTCAAAGTCTTGAGTATCATCTTGACCAGTAGTGCGATAAAAGCCTTGTCTTAATTGCAGCGGCTCAGTTGGTGGGTTGTCATTAACATTGGTATTGGCTTGGTAGAGATATTGATCGGCAGGCTCAATCACTACCTGCCTGCTCAATGGATCAGCCTCAAATCTAAGGTTAAACATCAGCTGTAAGTCCTTAATCATATCCAAGACCTTGCCATTGCCTAGCAAATACTTGTATATCAATGGACATCCAAAAGTCAGCTCTGCTTCTCCAATGACTGACCAACTAAGAGAGTAGTCATAAGTCACTCCTGCCTGTCCTCCTGTAAATAAGACTAGTCTCAACTGATCTCCTGCCTGTAATAAAACCACATCACTTGTATTATTCCATGACTCATTTGAGTTATATGGAGCAGGAGCTGCGATTGATACCCCTGCCCCAAATGATGAGGATGGGATTGAGTTGGCTTGATTGTTTATAGTTGTTTGGCCTGTAAATACATACCCATTGCCAGTCCCTCCATCATTAAAATTCGTGACTTGAGCAAAAATAGAGATCTCATAAAAGCCTGTAAATGGAGCAGTATAGACACCATTGGCTTCATCATAAGGGTCTAGCAATGCAGGTGTCTTGGTCTGTGTCAAAAAATCCACAACAGCAGGCCCGAACGGATTAGTACCTGCGGTTGTTGTCGCTGTGATATTTAGATAGTCCTCAGAAAACTCTTGAGGGTATCTGTCAGGCAGTGGAGCAAGATGTATCAAGCGAGTAAAAGCCTCAGAGTCCAGAAAATTAGATATAATCCTGTACCCAATGGACTGAAAAGCTTTGTCCAAAATCGTGCGGATAAAAACGAACGGGGTGAGCTCCTCTAGTTTTACCTTGCCCGGCTTCTCCCACTCTTTCCACTTTACGACTGTGAAACCTCCATCGTCTGAAGGATAGTCTGCATACCATCCGTTTACTATAGTTGATTGGTTATATATTTGATTATTATACTCATAGTCTGAGAGTCTTGCATCTTGCAATAATAGCGCCCAGTCTGCATTGTTGCCGTATAGATCAACCTTGTACTCCTTAGAGCGGAATCTATAGCGATCAGATTGGAGCGGAGAGCTTTGCAGTTCTGCCTGACCTTTGAACAGCGTGACACCTCCCTGCGAATAAGAGAACGGTCTGAACTCTGCTGCATCTCCATTGTTGTTAGATATAGCGCCCCAGTCCCCAAATATAGCATCATTGTTGGCAGTAGCTGGCAACACAACAGAACGCTTGGCCGCGCTCGCTGCAATAAAACCGCCTTTGTCAACTTTGTAGCTGATCGAAAAGGGGAAAATCCCCTCTTTAAGGTCGCACTCTTGCCCGTCTATTATTAAGCGTTTTCTCATTATGGTATTTGTGTGTATATCTCTGTATAATCATTGGAGTAAACAAAGGAGATGAGCCCTGCATTGTCTTCAATACGGATCAAAGGCTTGGCCGTGATGTCTTTCCAAGTTAGAAAGATGTTGACAGCCGTACCAAGATCATCGTCAGCAGATAGCTCGCATTCTGTGTAGTCAACATCATTGATCTCTCTATCACAGTCTAACTCAACCCTCGAACCTAAGAAAGTACCAGGACCAAAACTAATGCGCTCCTCACAATATATCTTTGTGACTGGATTGCCTTGAATCTCGATGCCTGTCAACTCATAGGAGTTGTTCCTTAGTGTGTTGTATATTTCGTCAATATTTAGAACAGCCATATCTTAAACTCTATGTACTACGTAATCCTGTGACAAATTCAAATCAAAGCTAATCGGTACAAGCCCAAAACCAACGCGCTCAGTGTATGTGTTAGGATCTGGGAATACTCTCCAAAGTTCTGTTGCATCATCTGGGTTAACTAGGTAGATCTCAGCAGATGTCAACAACTCCCTCAACCACTTTGCAACCGATGGCTTGACTTGCGTCTCTATTGTATATTTTCTTTGTGCTGTGATGTTATTTCTTAAACGCCCATAGTCATATTGAGCGTGAGGCGTCGCGCTTCCTGCATCCCATGCAAGAGGCTTCTCGAAAGTGTCAGAGTTTACAACAGCAGCCAAGTTGACAAATGGCAGAGCGTACTCATCCACCCCACCAAGATCATTGAGCCATAACAGCTTGAGCTTTTTGCCGCAGATGTTGTCTATCTCATAAAGCACTTGCTCAGTCAAAGGAGTATAAGCAGATACAATCCCACTAATATCAGCAGTGATCTCTCCAAAGTCAATCAGATAAGAATCCGCTGCACTTAGGATCGGCTTGTCATCTCCATTCAGCCAGTCAGTAGCTAGACTCTGATCAATGTTTTCATAGCCTACTCCAACAGTCATCTGCTCAACCGTTTGGTAAGTTCCAAAAGTAGAATAGTGAGTATTTATGACAGCACCTGAAGAATCAAGAGCTATCAGTCTAAACCCGTTGAGAGTTGGTTGATTGTTGTAGAAACTCAAAAAGCTTGCACAGCCTTCTGACGTCTTGTACTCTGGTCGCTTAGTTAAAAACTTGATTTGTGGAGTAATGAACTGGTCTAAGCTCCTAAGCTCTCCATTCTGACGCTTTGCAATTGATGCCTTTTGGATCAGTGAGTTCTCTGTAAAAGTTGGGTCTCCAATGATGCCAAACTCATCCTCAATCGCATACTTCAGTTGCACTTGGATGTCACCAAAAGCATCGGGGTTGTTGTCAACAAATAAGCCAGACAAGTCGCCAAACATGCTAGACTTATCTCTATTCGGTGCAAGGAATCGCTGCAAAAATGCTGATATATCTATCTCAAAAAATGAAGTAGTACCAACAACCTCATCCGGGCTCTTGGTATCTATCGCTATGCTCGTGCCATTGTATAAGACATTGATCTCAATATATGCAACCGACTCAGGCGCAGCAATTGAAAACTGACTTTTATAGACTACTGGCTGATATACACTAGCAGGATCGTACTGCGGCAGTTGTGTGATCGGCATCTCTTCTGTTTTTTCGGTTCACTTTAAAATATCCCTTACATCTTGAGCATAACTGTTGACAAGGCTTGAGCCTGCAACCCTCCTCATAATTTATGCAATAACCACTATCTCTTATCATGCTGCTATTGTTTGGATAAAGTTGTCAATCATGACCCCAAATACAATCTCACTATACTCCTCAACTGCTTTCGTGATCTCTAGCTCTGTTGCATCTAAGGTCTTTTGAATAAATTCAGAGGGACCACCAACGGGCAAGCCCACTCTTTTATGCTTGTTTGCAATTGCAAAGGCAATGCTCAACGCTTCCTTTTCATCATTAGCCCCAAGCTTTAACTGTGCAAAACGCTTGAGCCCTTCAATATAGTCCGATTTACCCCCACGATAAGGAGGTATAAAATCGAATGGAATACGATCGGGAGGGACTCCACCATCTAAAGCAAGGCCGTAGTCGTTTAGCAAGATGGATATTGTAGCGGTTGACGCTGTTACCTCGATCTTGCTCTCTATCGAATCCCTCAAGCTTCCCGTCATCACATGCCCTGCAAGTTCTATCTGTGCTCTCATTGTCCTGACTAATAGCGCAGCAAGTCGCTGCAATATAAGTGCGCTGTCTCCCATAATCGTCAATATGTTGTACTGTTAGGCTGTGATTGTTAGGAATCATTTTTTTAAGGTTCTACGATCGGAGTACTATCATTGACATCCTCCAGATCAGTGGTGACTGTATCATTAGGGTCTATCTCTAAACTACTCAAATCATAGTCAAAACTACTGCATGCAGATGGGAAAACTAGTGATAAGTTCACTCTAATCATCCGCGTATTTGCAATGAATCGCGCTGGATCGGGGTCAATGGTATAGTCTGAGATATTAAAAGGAGGTATTGCAATCTCTTCAGCATACTCCTGGAGACCTTTGATGATCCGCTCCGCTAAGACTTGCAACTTGCTAAAGATCTTTAGCTGTGTGTCTCGCTTAAAGTCAAACTGTTGTGCATTGTATGCGTATGTGTCAATAAACAAAAGCTCTACCGTGTGAGTCTCAAAAAGGGATTGCGTCCCGTTCTGTTGTGTTCTTGCTGTCAGCTCTCTTGGTATCTGCAAAACATAAGGATACAAACGCCCAGTATCACTGTTGGGGTCGAAGTTGTTTGGTATGTTTCGATTGACATCTTGAGGCAGTCCATAGTGGAAGTATTGCAAATCTGCATCCAACTGGACTAGCTCATTGATAATGTTCGAAATTTGTATAAATAGCATCTTATTTGTTTTTATTTGGAGTCGTTGCTAAAGCAAAAAGAAAAGCAGCCCCGACCAACGCTAGTATGTGTATTATTATTCCGTATGCAAGCATCTTAGTTGTTTTTTATAAATGTCCCATTAACTAGCTGACCATCTCTGCTCTTGATCTCATTCCAGGCGATCAGCAAGCACTCCTCTAAAGTATAGCCTTGTATCTCTGCCAGTAGGATGAGAGTCACAATTGTGTCACCTATTCCATCCTTGATCTTTGGCTCATCGTCTTTTAAGATCGCACCACACAACTCACCAGACTCCTCCTGAATCTTTAATGTCTGAGCATACTTTTGTATGACCTTCTTGCCCTTCTGTTTTTTCTTGGTTGTGATTCCTTTAGATAGTCCCCATCCTTTGATCTTACTCTGCAACTCGTCAAATGTCATTATTTAGTATTTTGTAAATTAGTCAAGTATTTTGCCTCTGCATTTTGCTGACTCAAGAAATTAAGAGCCATGTACAACGGCAGCTTTTCCACTTCTGGCAACTTCATCACATCCCCCTTGGCTAACATGATATAAGTGTTAAGCCATCCATAAGGTGCAACTAGCTCCTCGTATCCTGCTTTAACTGCGCGAGCGTCTGAGCCATCGAATAGATTTGTGTATCTTTCTGCAATGTGTTGCTTAGTCTCTGCAAAAAAAAAGCTATCTGATGCGCTTGTACTGCTGTTAGATGGTCCTTAAAATGTGCAGTTCTCCAGTCAACATCATAGTCATCGTATGACTCCAATCGGCCTGTCTCTTTGTCCTTCAACCGCAAAATTATTGCAGCAATTCCAAAAAGAGCAAGATATTGACCATCCAAAGCATCAGCAAGACTCTCCTCGTATGCGTTCGCTTCGGCATAATCTTCAAGCGTTGACTCGCTCATGAACTTTTCTGGGAGATAGTAGATCTTTCCATCTACATCCAAGCAGTTCCAGTCTTCAACATGCTCATAGTTAAAGTGAGACCTAAACCATGCCCAAGTCCCAAACAACTCCGAAAGCTCCGCTTTTCTCCATTCCTTATGTCCTAGGTCAGACCAAAAAGCCAACTCTTTTGCGCAAAAGTCAAACAGTTGCAGCTTCTGCTTTTGGTTCAACTTGTCAATGAATGGCTTATCATCATCTTCAGCAGAGATGTCATTCCACCAACTGGGTTGATTCTCATCTACCCACTCAAGCCAGTCTATATATTGAGTCAAGAGGATAGTCTTAGGATCAGGCAGAAACGCCCTAGTTTTGCCAACTTTTATCTTAATCATTCTTGTCTAGTTCTTTGCTTATCAATTTAGCTGAGATCACAAACATAAGAGTTAAAAATATCATCCCAATTGCCTCAGGCATTTTCCCTGCATCTGTATATGAGTTAATTTCTCTAGTTATATCTAGAGCTGTACTACCTAAACAAATGTATATTAGTATTCTGTAGTAGCTACTCATGATTTCTCTAGTTTTGTCTTTCCTGTCACCTTAGTTGTTTTATCAAAATACTCTTTGCCACTTGTTGCAATTGCCTCCTCATGTTTGATGGCTCTATCCAGTGCAAGTATTGCCTGCTCTAGTCGTTGCCATGCTGTGCGATGGTATGCAACCCACTCCTCGTTTTTGTCTTCGAGTTGCTGCCTAGCTTTCTCGATTGCCTTCTTGATTGTTTCAGTTTTTGCCATTAGAATACAGTAAATTTTGAGCCCTTTCGCCCTAGTTTTTTAAGTACAACATAACGAGCGGCATCAAGTGCATGGTCATACTCCTTGACTGGCTCATCTAAAGGATTACCATCGGCATCCTCTTTATATCTATAGTTTTTTAGTTCTCGTTTCAATGGCTCGCCTCCCTCCTCTACAATAACTAGCTCAAAGTTATTCATAAGAGTGATCCCAAAGCTCACAGAGTCCTTGCCTTTGATAGCTTTGTGTACATTCATTTTGTACTGTCCTTTTAGATGCTCTATGAGCAGAGGGTCCGCACTATCTGCAATTATCTCCTGCCTAGCACTATCCAACTTGTCTGTCATCTGCTCCGCTAGTTGCTTAAGCTTGATAAACTTGCCATAGATCTTGAGCCTTAGATATATTCGTTTTGCATCTTTGTCAATCTTTACTCCTATGAATGCCGCTGGGCTCGTTGAGTATCCAAAGTCAAGCCCGTTGATCTCTTCAATTCTGACCATCTTATAGTCCTGAAGACTGCAGCTGCTCCATTTAGGATAAACAAGACCACCCTCGAAAGGCCTAGGATCTTGCTGATACATTGCTTGGAATAGTCTCGGACTTGCATCCCTAAAATCAAGCAACTTTTTTAAACTATGTCTATCAGCCCACAGAGCCTCTCCAATCTGTCTGGGATCATCCTCATGCTTGTCATCTGTCTCCAATATGCCTGGGAGTGTTAATATCTCCCACTCATGAGCTTGCTTGCTTTTTAAGATCCTCCCACTGAGATCATCCTCATGCCATCTAGTCTGAGTGATCAGGATCTGTGAGTCATTATGTAGACGAGTCAAAAAGACTCCTGTAAACCAGTCCCACACCCTCGCTCTATATGTCGCACTATTAGCCTCCACTACATCTTTGACAGGATCATCAATGAGACCGATATCCACTGGAGTCCCTGTGAGAGATCCCCCCACACCTACAGACTTATAAAAGCCACTATATCCCACAACCTCAAAAATATCTGCATTCCTCAGATAGCTCCCTTTTGCTGAGCTCTTTACATTTGAGGAGTTTAGTCTAGTATTGGGAAAAATCCCACTATAAGCATCATCCTCAATTATTCTCTGTACATCCCTGTTAAAACTTTTAGACAGATCTGCTGCATAGGAGCATCCTGCTATCTTTGCATTTGGATTGATCCCCAAGATATATGAGGGGAGTCTCCTACTTGTCAGCTCACTCTTGCCATGCTGTGGAGGCATAAAAACCATCATTTTTTTGATCTTACCCTCTGCAAATGCTTGGAGCTTGCTCATCAAGAGCTTGTGATGCCAGTTAAGTTTGTAATCTGGCTTAGTTATCAGGACAAACTGCTCAAAGCTCCTCCTCGCTTTCTCCCTTACCGCTCTCAAGTATTCCTTTTGTAACTCTAAGGTATTCATCTAGCTGCTCGTCTGTTAATTTATTAAAGTCAATGGAGTGCTTTGTCTCTTGCTTTGTCTCCTGGTGGATCTTCTGCACTGATAGCCTCATTAACTCCTCCTCATTAGCCAAGAGTTTATATAAGGAGATGTTTAGTGTTGCATTCTCTGATTGCTCCCAGTTCTTGCGCAGTTTCGCCTTCTTAGATACTTTGTTAAAGTTTATAGCCTCTTTTATAGAGTCAAGTTCGTTAAGTCCATGCTCGTAGAATGTGGGCTTAGAACATGGCAAAAAGCTCACTACCTCCTCAATGAAGATGAGCCCATGCTCCTTGATTGCCTCAAGGGCTTGTTTTTCTAGTTCGTTTGTATTATATGCCATATTGTTAAAACATCAAAAATCCTGCCCCAGTTCAAAAAAAAGAAAAGCGAGCGGCTTCCCTTACAACCGCTCACTCTCTAATCAATAACTAAACCAAATTCCTTATAAAAGAAACACTATTTTTCTTACAGTATAAAGATACTGCAAACTAGTGTAAAAAGCAAAAACCTTAAAGAAATAAGCGAATTTAAGGAAATTAAGGGTATTTTTAAGGAAAATTTAAGGACGAAAAACCTAGTGATAGTGGGCGTTCTATAATAATAATAATAATAATCTTAAAAACTTAATAATAATAAGATATGTATATGAGATTAGTGTCTTGATATTAGTATCTACTTTTATATTCTAATATGTTTTAGCCAATTCTTTAAGGAAATGCGCAAATTTAGTGGTGGTGGGCGTTTCGACCTTAAAATAGCCCTTAAAACGCTTTAAGGACGCTTAAGGATTTAAGGAAATCCCCTTAATTTAATAGAAAACTTAGCTAAAAAAGTACTTTTGTACATACATTGCAGTATCTTTGTATATATCGCAAGATCGCGACCGAAATATAAAAATATAAAGCAAATGAAATTTAAGAAGCAAATTTTCAGAGTAGACTATCAAACTGAGCAAAAGATTGTTTTTCTGTGCAACTCTTTGAACATCTCAAAAAGCGATTTATTTAGAATGGGAATAGATCAAGTTTATAATGACTCAATTGAGCCCAATGGATCTGTGAGAGATGTCAAGAAATCAATAGCAAGAGCTTTGATGGATATTGCAATTTATTTGAACAATGAGAGCCCAGACGATCAAAACAGTGAATTTTATTTAATGGCTCAAAAGTTCTTGAGTGACATTGCAGATGATGCAAAGCTGAATAAAACTGAATAAAAAAAAGCCCCCAGGAGACTCCTGAAGGCTTCGAATGGGATAGCAGAGGGATTATAAAAATGCGTCGATCTCTAAAACAGCAACTTGGTTTTGAGGACCGGAATGAATATGCGTTTGACAAGTTGTGATTCCAAAAGACTGCCCCACTCCTTTAGTGGCTGCCCATCGGTTAAATTCTTGCAATGCTTTGTTTGCTCTGCAATTGCAAAGGTTTCCACCTTCCCAATCGTGACCAGTGACTTGCACTAGTGCCATATTAGTACCATTGTTGGCAAAAATTGCGTTTAGTTCGTTTTGGAGTTTGTTCCATGTTTTGCCGTTGCCTGCACAGTCTCCAGCTCCAAAATTTACAGTGATAGTGTACAAGACTTTGCTGCCTTCTTGATGGGTTGTGATAATGACATCCTCCTCCACTGGGTTTATAGTTTCAGTTTTGTTGCAAGATTCGAATACAAATGAAAGGGCAAAAAGCAAAAATAAATTTTTCATTACAGTTTGATTTAAGTTTTTAAAAATAGCCCCCACCTAGATTGCAGGGGCTGACCAGTAGACCTATAAGAACTTGTTTATAAGAACGTTTTCTATCTAGCTAAATAATCTTTTGTTAGTTGTTCTACGATCTGCCAGAATAGTGGCATCCGTTCCTCTAGTTGGTTGATGAGATCCTCATCTCTAGTGATGCGATGACTGAATAGTTGTTTGTCACCCCAACCCTCGTGAGTATGAAAACTTACGAAGTCACACCACTTGCGGCCAGTTATCCACAGATAACCTTGTATTTGCCACTTGTAGTCTTTTTCATATTGCTTGGCATACATGATGTTCTGAAAGTGGTTGAGCGGATTGATCGGGCACTTGACTTCAATCATTCCATCCTCCATCACTAGCCCGTCCATAGTTCCACAAATATACTCATAATCTGGGTGATGGATGGGAGTCTCTACAGTATAGACTTCGGCAAAGTTCTCACGCTCATAAGCTTGTATTGCGAATGGTTCTAGCTCTTTGCCATGCTCAAGGCTTTTGGCTGTGACTTCTTCAATATCAATCCCCGTCGCTCTATTCATTGCGAGTCGATCAGCATAAGTGAGGGCAGTCTGCCCCCACATTTGATTTTTAGTTCTCCCCTTTGTCATCACAGCCTTAAACTGCGAGGGAGTTATATGTCCAGACTTAGGCATCAGTTTTTAATTTTAGATTTTTGAGATAGTCCTCATCTACTCTGTTGAGATCAAAGTACTTTTTGATTGTTTCCAGGTTAGCTGTCCCACTTTTGACCTTCTCCTCTACCTCGCTCCATTGAGGATGCTCTCTGTGCAGTTTAGGCTTTTTGATTTGTGGTTGCACTGGGCTAATGCGTACCGCTCCACCTTTTTCACCTGTTCCAGGGTTTCTAATACCCTCCTTAATGTATAGAGTGATAGGGACATTAGTCCAATCCTCTAAGAATGAAGATTTGCAAAACTTTTTAATCATTGCGGCATTGGTAGCATTTAAGACAAGAGGCTTTACTTTCTTATCTTTAAAGTATGCAATATTAAAGTCTCCTTTGCGACCTGCTACGGTTGCACCTTGTTCATATTTTACGTGAGCAATTACAAAATTAAGGACTCTACCTTGCTCAATGTAGTCCTCTAAATCTGCCGTACCTAAGTGATCCGACTTGTAAGCTTTTCGATAATGAGTTTTCATAAGAAAAATAGTTATTTGGTTATCTAATAATACAAATATATGACAAATTTATGAATAAAGCAACTATTTTCTTGTTTTTGTCTGTTTGTTTTCATATATTTGTATAGTAACTAAAAACCAAGTTTATGAAAAATGTATTTTTGTTTTTGCTATTATTAGCATTTCAGACAGATAAGCAGCCTCAAGAGGTTGCAATTTATGCCCCTACTCCTGAAGAGTACCAGGAGCAGATCAACAACATGCTAGACTTTTACGATTCTATACAATATATGTATAAGATCAAGTTTAAGCATATTCAATCAAATGATAAATTTTACATCTATGAAAACGATCGAGGACATCAACCAAGAGCTTGAGACCAACGACATCACAACTTCAAAAATCTATGAGGGTATAATGACAAAAGACACTTGGTATGCTTGGAAGCGCAGAGGATTGCCCAAGAATGTTATCAAGTATTTTCAGATACTGGCAAGATTGGAAGAGTTAACAAACCCTAAACCTAAACCGACGCCCGAACCAAAACAGATTGGATGGGGCTCATCAAGTCAACACAATATATGAAGCCAAGAGAATACCAACTAAAAGCGATGCAGGACATAAGGGCTGCATATAAAAAAGGACATAAGCGTGTACTGCTTGTTATGCCTACAGGATCTGGGAAGACTTTTACATTTTCTCACATGGCCAAAAAGGCATTTGATAAAGGAAAGTGGATAGTAGCGACAGGACATAAGAAAACTATTTTTAATCAAATAAGTAATAGTTTTACCATGTTTGGTATCCCTCATGGACTTATAAAAGGCAACATCAAAAACGACCTAAGCCAGTCAGCTCAAGTTTGCTCTGTGCAGACTATTGCATTGAGATTAGCTAAGGGGACGTTAGGCTTAGATGCAGACCTGGTCATCATGGATGAGGCCCATCATGCAGCAGCTGATCAGTGGGCTTTTCTATTTGACTACTTCAAAGACGCTTATTTCTTAGGCGTGACCGCTACACCTTGCCGTTTGGATGGCAGAGGCTTGGGAGACTTCTTTGAGCATATGGTTTTAGGCCCATCGGTTTTAGACCTAGTTGAGTTAGGACTATTTAAAGTCCCTATAGTTTATCAGCCAGAGACTCTTTTAGACTTGACCAACATTAGTACTAGCATGGGAGACTTTAACACTAAGGAGCTAGAGCGAGCTGTCAATAGGTCAACTATTACAGGCAATGTCATTGCAGAGTACAAGGCAAAAGCAGAGGGACGTCCTGCTGTAGCGTTTTGCATATCTGTAGAACATTGCAAGCAAGTTGCTTGGGAATTTGAGCAAGCTGGTTATCGTGCGACATGGGTAGCATCTTCTTTAAGTGAGGAGGAGATTGATAAAAGGCTCAAAGCATTGGAGAATGGTGACATTGATCTTGTCTGCTCCTGCAACTTAATTAGTGAGGGGACTGATATCTCAGCGATTGGATGTGTGATTCAGCTAAGACCTACCCACAGTTTAAGCTTATACTTGCAGATGGTAGGCCGAGCAAGATCTGGGGAGGGCAAGCCTAGACCGATAATACTAGACCATGTCGGCAACTTCCAAAGACACGGACATCCTGCACAAGACAGGCAGTGGAGTCTGGACATGACTAAGAAGAAAGTGCGCAAAGGCCAAACAGAGGAGGCAGATATCAAGGTGTCAGAGTGCAAAGAGTGCTATGCTGTTTTTCTGCCTGCAGATGTTTGTCCTGAATGCGGCACGCCAGTAGAGAAGAAAAAGAGAGTATTGAGTAAGGTAGACGGGGAGCTGAAAGAGGTCACACTTGAGGAGGCTCAAAAGATCGAGGAGAAAAAGCAAAAGCGCATGCAAGTGGGCAGAGCAGGAAGCTTGACAGAGTTGTATGAGATAGCAAAAGATCGAGGATATAAAAAGGGATGGATTTTATTTAAGTTTAAGAGCAAAGTCCTGAAGGAGTACAAAGCTTGTGGATCAGATAAGAATAAGCTTGTAAAATTTCAAAATCATTGGGAGTTGATGCAATGGGACACAGTAAGCGAGCAAGCCCTTGATCGAGCGATCACAAAAAAATATAATACATTCATGAGTTTAAAACCTAAGTTAAAATGAATTTTACTTTAGAATACAATGCTAAAAAAGGCGCATTTTGGCACAATGCAAATAATATCCACAAAGAAAACACTAATGGGTATATCACTATTGCAAAAGATGTCAATAGTTATGAGTATAATGATTTTATAAATTATTTAGGATACGAGGCGACAACCTTAGAATTTCCATACTCAAATGAATACATAAAACTTCAATGGAAGAGGTTTCAAAAATTTAAAAACTTATTAAAAAGCAGAAAAAGAGAAATTTCATGATAATCACAGATAGAAAAAAACTACTAAGATCAAGACACTACTCTCCTGGTTGTTTCAAGTGTCAATCAAAAACAGAATGGGACAGCAAAGTATCTCAGTTTGTTTGCCAGTGCGGATGGCGCTCGCAGTTCCCTGGGGATTTTATCAGACGATATAAAAAGCAATGGGGGTATGAGTAAGCCGAATGTCTTCCAAAAAGTAGCTATCAATCATTTTGGCAAGCCTAAAAATAAAAAAGCCAAAGATCACTTAAATAGAATATCAACAAAGATCCCTCAATGGGAGGTGTTTAATCAACAACAACAATATAAGAAATATCAAAATGAGCAAAAAAAACCTATATCAAAAGAAGAAGCTGCCAAAGGTTGAGGAGATAAAACCGATCCGACCACTAGAAAAGATCACAGTCACTGATTGGGTCTGGATTGAGATTGACGAGTCACAGAGCCGAGTCACAGACAGAGGACTAGACAGAGGGAGACGCATCAAGTTTAGAATCCCTCGCAGGGAGTTGGAGGCAGCAAAAATCAAATACAAAAATAAAAACATCAAAATACTGGAATAATGGAGAAATACACTGAAAAAATCAATAAAATACGCTTTAACAATTTACGCAATCGCTTTGAGGTCAAGCCCTACTCACAAGAGTGGTCAGCTATGCAGAGTCTTGTCATCGTCTTGAGTTTTATACTTCAGATTGGTACTGGCTTAATGGCTGGATACTTTGCCTACTATGGAGCATTCAAGTTGTTTGGTCAGATGGTTGCTGCTATCGTTGCCGCTGTTGTTGCTGTTGGAGTATTTGAGACAGCTAAAAGAATTTGGTTTAACAAAGCAGCAAAATTCTACTTTCAGGAGCGATTGACTGCAAAGCATAAGGCCATCATTGGGGTATTCATTACGGGCTCAATCTTGATGAGTTTCTTTGGTACTCCTTTGGCGGTCCAAGACTTTGCTCCTCGCCCATCTGCTCCAGTTCGCTCTGAGGTAGTTGCTGAGTTGGATAGTTTGGAGGTGGATGCTATGAGCCCTTGGGTAGATATGAGCGCAACGGCATTGGGCAAAGCAGATCAGATCCATGCGCAGAACAACTGGAAGGGTGTGACCACTAGAGCAGCAAGAGATGAGCAACTGACTTTTGAGGCAATGGCAGCCAAAGCTCAAGATAGTGTTGCTCAAGTTCGTTCTGTATTCGCAGCTAAAAAAGCAGCGTTGTGGGAATCCTCGCAACGGAGTCACAAAGAGGAGTTGCAAGCGAGCGAGCAAGAGCTTGCTGTTATTGGGTGGGTATTTGCAGGAGTATGTTTGCTCTTTGAGGGGCTGTTTTTGCTCTGTATCTGGTGGTTGACAGACTACTCTTTCCATCAATACACAGAGTATCTTAAAGATGGACTAAGTATGCAAGAGCCAGTTAAAGCCCCTAAACATGGGACTAAGCAACCCACTAAGCGACCTAAGCCACTTACTAAGCAAGTACCTAAGCAAGCACCAATCGGCTTCACTCATGAGGGAGCGATCAAGAACGACGGCAGAAAGTATGTGATACTCTGCAAGGGCAAAGATGGAGAGCTGAGAGAGTACAGCAAGAGCGAGCTATCTCGAAATATTGCGAACTGTAAAGGAGAAGCAAAACAATATTGGAAACAAATGAAATCAAAACTAGATGAGCATTAAACAAGAGGGTGGAGATCACTATCAAAAAATGCCTATTCAGCCATTAGAGTTTATCCATAAGAACAAGATCCCATTTGCAGAGGGTAACGCTATCAAGTACATTGCAAGGCATAGAGAAAAGAACGGTCTTGAGGACTTGCTTAAGGCTATCACATACATTGAGTACATTATTGAACAAGAATATAAATGATAACATTTCCCATCATCTACATCCTACTTTTAGCAGTCACGATCTTGCAAGCGTATCGCAAAGAGCGCAAGCGCAAGCCAGTGCAGCAGTCGGCAAAGGTTGCCCCTCCACAAGAGGAGCAGCCACTGCCTAGCTGTTTCACTATCGAGTGGGATCTTGAGAATGGTGGGAGCAAAATCACAGTAGATGAGTGAACCGATAAAAATAATAGACAAAGAGCGAAAACTGAGGCTAAATGCTAATAATGGGAAAACAGAGCAGGAGATCAATGAGCTATGTAATACCAAAATAAAAAACTACATCAAAATTGTAAAACTTGCACACGACCTCAAAAACCTAGGATACTAATGAAAAATATATCTATTTATGATCGGATTGATTTGTGGATGTCAGCAGCTCTCGCTATTAACCTAGAAGAATATAAATTTGACAACGTTTTAATATGTTTAGTATCTCAATTAAAAGAAATATACAACAAAAGTGTTCTTTATGGGCTATCTGATGCTGAGTTTTATAATGGGGATAATATCTATCTTTTAATGCTAGAGAGGACTAGCTTTTTAGACAAAAATAAAAACTAATGAAAAAACACACCAATGCAAAAAACCTTGAGAAAACTATCAAGATGGCTCATGTCAAGACTGGCAGGCTGCTCCGCAATAATGTTGGAGCGTATCAAAAAGGAGCTAGGTGGATTCAGTACGGACTAGGCAAAGGCAGCAGTGACTTAATCGGATGGACTACAATAGAGATCACAGAGGAGATGATTGGCAAAAAAATAGCAGTCTTCACAGCAGTAGAGCTCAAGACCGAAAAAGACAGAGCAAGCCCTGAGCAGATCAATTTTGTGGAGCAAGTCCATCAAGCTGGAGGACTTGCAGGGATAGTCTACAATGAAGAGGAGTACAAAAAAATCTTTGAAAACTTTTGCAAATAAAAAAACTTTTACATACCTTGCAAGCATAAGCAAGTCAGATATATGTCGTTTTGTTGGGTCGGAGCTTCAAAACTACATCCAAAAAATATAAAATTATAAGCTCGTTAGCTTGATAGGACTCCGACCTCCTTGATAGTTTAACGGGCTTTTTTAATTTAGAGATATGACACCAGAACAAATTGAAAAAACCCTAGAGCAGACTCGCGAGCTCTACGAGAAGCGCAAAACCAAAGCGATAGAATACGCTAAGAAGCTACCCACCAAGGAAAAGCAAGCCTCTTACATTGAGTATGTCAATAAAGAGCTGCAACACTTAGAGGACATTATCACAGCCCTTGAGAATTACGACAACTTGCCCAAGTGTAGTGATGAGGAGTATGAGGATGAGATCCGCAAGAAAATGAAACCGAGGCCAAAGAGCCTCAGAAAAATTGAATACATGGGGAGCAGAGAGGAGGCAAGAGCAGAATCAATCCGTAGAGCATCACTAAAATATAATTTTTGATATGTGGAAGAAAGGAACAATAATACAATGCGACTCACCTGGAGAACCTAGATTTATTTTAACTGAGGTTGAAGATGATTGCTTTTTGGCAGAGTGTTTAAATAATGCCACAAATTTTGAAAAAGGCATAGTATACAGATTTAAGAAGTATCTGCATACTCATTTTAAAAAAATATAAGATATGATAACACTTAATGACTTAGGCCACAATGAGCCAACTGGAGACCAGCGGCAGCCAACTGAGGTGTCATTGCGTCCCGATGCGTCGGGCTATATCTCTGGGTATTTCAAGCCGCTTGGATTCAACAAGGATGAGAAAGGAGTGCAAGCCTTTTATTTTTTCGTGAAGGGCTCTAATACGATTATCAGACTAACCTCCTCGCAATTTTCAAAGCTCAATCTCATTATGCTTGCGCCTTTGGATTTTTGGGAGTATGCTTTTGCTAAAGATAAAGGAGGATGGGACAATGTAAAAGCAGCAGATCTGTTGTGTAGACTTTGCAATCATCGCGGCATCTTTCAGGAGGATATGATTAGAGGCCGTGGGGCTTGGTTAGATGGGGACAAGGTTGTGATCCATACCGGCACAACTTTGATAATAGATGGGCAGGAGTCTGGACTAGGTGAAAGAGAAACGCAATACATTTATGAGCTAGGCAAAAACCTTGATATCGATGTCTCTGACCCATTGACTGGAAAAGAAGCGAGCAAAATGGTGGACATACTAACCGCCATAAATTGGGAGGGGACTCATGATGGGGAGCTGCTTGCAGGGTGGTTGGCTATCGCTCCGCTTTGTGGAGTCTTGCCTTGGCGTCCTCATATATGGATAACTGGGGGAACTGGTACGGGTAAGTCCTGGACCTTTGACAATATCATTAGAAAGATGATAAACAACATCTCTATATCTGTGCAAGGTAACTCAACAGAGGCAGGAGTTAGACAAAAGCTGAGACTCGATGCTTTGAATGTGATTTTTGACGAGGCAGAGGCAGAGAATGAGCAAGCTTATGCTCGTATGCAGAACGTCATGGGATTGATGAGAGCAGCATCAGCCAGTCAAGGTGCGGAAGTCCTGAAGGGCTCTGCTACTGGTCAGAGTAAGTCCTTTATGATTCGAAGCTGCTTTGCTTTTGCCTCAATCGTGCCACAGATGGAGCATGGCAGTGATTTTAGACGTATCACTTTATTCGAGCTTAAGAGAATGAGTAGCCAGTCCGCTTTTTTAGAGCTTGACAAGAAACGAGTTGAGACGATCACGGACGATTTTGCAAAACGCTTCCAGGCTAGAATGATATTGAACATGCCTAATATTTTGAAGTCAATTGAGATCTGCACCAACGCTGTTGCAAATTACAGCAAAAACAGAGCGCTAGGCGATCAGCTTGGGGGCATGCTCGCAGGCTATTGGCATATATCTCAAGATGCAGTGATCCCTTTTGAGGATGCTCAGATTTTAGCCGAGGCAGCAGTCTCTGACCAGATGAGCAAATCAACTGGACAGAGGGAGAGTGACGAACAAAGATGCTTGCAGCACTTACTTAGTGCGGAGGTCAAGATTGATGGTGAGTTCTTTGGGACTTTGACAGTGGGTGAGCTAGTTGAGTGTTGTGTCAATATGGATGGAGCGATCCCATTCAAGGAAGCCAATAAAAGGCTCAGACGTTTGGGGCTAATGGTTGACAATGACAAAGCAGGCACTCAATTCTTATTTTTGCTCAATACTTCCTCCTGGATAAGCGAGCGATTAAAAAAGACAGCATGGGCCTCAAGTCACAGAACTGTCTTGGGTAGATTGGAGGGAGCGCAAGCATACAAGAAAAATAAATACTATTCAGCAGGGGTGCAAGGTTCTGGTCTTATGATCCCAATAAAAAATATAATAGAATGAGAATAACAATTTTAATCATCTGTATCATCTGTATTCTCTTATTAGAGAGTTTTATCATTCCGTCAAGCTATCAAGCTTATATTGACGAGCATCTATTTAAGGCGCAAGAACTAGAACGAGCATACGGCATCCCAGTGTCGATCCAATTTGCTCAAGCCATCTATGAGAGCGGAGCAGGACGGTCGAACATAGCGCAAAACTCATGCAATCACTTTGGCATCAGATGCGGAGATGATTGGGAAGGAGAGCGATACTATTCAAAGTCGGGCTGCTGGAGAGCTTATGACAATGTCGGGCTTAGTTGGTTGGATCATGCCGCTTTCATTGCTAACTACTACCCCAATGCAATGCACCAGTCTTGGGAGTTTTACGAAACTCTTGAGGGATATGGGGAGGCAGGATACTGGAAAAAGATCACAAAGATTGTAAAAAGATACAAGCTGTATAAATATGACACCCAGTACGCTTGCAATTAAGATAAAATTTATGTATTTTTATACCATAGGATTTTATGATTTTAGGAAGGGTGCGAGGGGACTACGGTCCCCTTTTTTTTTTATCAATCAACTCAACAACAATGGCAAAGAACTTAAAAGAGGCAATTCTCGCGAGCGCGGGCTTGATGAATACCATTGCAGAAATTGCAAAGGATGGGAAATTCTCGTTTTTTACTGAAGTCTGGAGTCTTGCCCCTCATGTGACATCACTGGGCAAAGTTGCAGCGAATGTCAAAGAAATAAAAAAGGAAGTCGAGGCAGGGATCACAGCACAACAAGAGCAGGAGATCATTGAAGCTGTAAAGGCAAAACTTGACTTTCCAAACGATACAGCCGAAGCGATTGCAGAGCGAGTCATCAAGTGGGTACTTGTAACGGTGCTCACTGTTGATTTTATCATTGATGCAGTCAAGGCCAAGAAGTAGTTTTTTTGGTGATACTTATTTCTACAACCCTCTAGGATTCTAGGGGGTTTTTTATTTTTATGAAGTTTTTTTTTAAAAAAATACTCTATTTTCTTGTTTTTGTATAAAACTATTCATATATTTGTATAACACAATAACAAACAACTATTTTTTTTACACTTTAAATTCTTACGCAATGAATAATCCAGTAAATGTTGAAGCCGTTTTTAATATGTTTGTAGGTGCTGACGAGGCAACAGTGACCATCGTTGGTCAGATCACTAAGGGACAAGACGCTGCTCGCGATGAGTTCGGACGCCCAACTGAGTGCGCTACTGCTCCCGATGCTTTTGTGACTTACATCCGCATCAACGGCAAAGAATATACAGACCAAGAGGCTGCTTACTTGTTTGACTTGACTGTCCAAGAGTGGGATGAGCGTTGTTGCTCTGAGTTATACGAGGCACTTGAAGACCTCGAAAATGCCGAAGAGATTGACGATGAACTTTGGTTCTAAGATCTAAGAGTACTTAATTGACTGGTCAGTCTTCGGACTGGCCTATTTTCCACCATCAAAAAACTACAACCATGACTAAAGAAACAATTCAAGAGATCAACCGCCTATCAAATAAAGTGCGCGACCTACAAGCAAAGCTTGACCATGCAATGCAAGCACTCAATTTCTACAAAGACCAAAATCAAAAACTTCAAACCTCTATTGGTCAACTAGAGTCACGCATGCACGTTTATAGAGACAGCATGCCAGTGTTGAACGCCCCTGCAACCCAATTGCCTGACCTTACAAAAGAAGACTACTAATGGAGATGATTTGCTTAAACTGTCAGCATATAGCTGAAGAGAATGATTTTATTGAGAATTTAGGCTGTTGCCCTCAGTGCAATGATGAGACAGTCACAGAACTTGAAGAGGATGAGCCACAAAATACAATTTAGATACAAGGATAAAAGCCGTACCACAGCACGAAACCCAGAGCAGATAATTGTCTGCTCGGGTTATCTTCCCGGCTTAGAGCGCACGCTTGCACATAGAGGATTTTCACAGCTTAACTGTGAGCTAATTTTTGAGAGAGAAAGTGAGGAGAGAGAGGCCAGATATATAGATGCAAGTTTTCGCTCGATCTTCAATAGATACAAGTCTTGGGCTGCTCTCATACTGGATGAGGAGGATCTACTTGGCAAAGATCACCCATTTGTTGCAACTCTCAGAGAGTATGAAAAGAAGTACCCATATCAAATCACCGATCAATTAACTATGAATCTTTGGTAATATGAAAAAAAATAAAGAACTTGAAGCGGCTAAGAAGCTGCTTGACCAAAATAAAAAACTAATTAAGACCCTAGACAATAGGCGCAAGATCAGACGCGCTTTTTTAGGGAATCAATAAAGATGTTTTTCATTGTGTTTTAGTTTATTGGGGGATAGGGGCAGAAATGTCCCTATTTTTTTTATGCCCTCTCAATAGCTCTCAAAATACGAGCACACAAGTTCACGCAGAAAGTTGCATCCATTAAGATAGTTGCATCATCTTCATTGTCAAAAAATAAGTTTTCGATAAGTATAGCAGGCATTGAGGTGTATGTCAATAAGTGATAGTTTGCAGATCTCACTGGCTGTC